TTCGTATGATGAAGGAAGCAGCAGACCGTACGGCTACATCAGCCGGTGACGGGACCACAACTGCTATTGTGCTAACTGAGGCTTTGGTCCTTGGTGGTGTTGAGTATATCACTGAGACGACAAACCGTATTGAGGTGCTACGCAATATGGTGGACTTGAGCGGTAAGGTGGTGGACAATCTAAAGAGACGGGCCAAGAAGCTGACAAGTTCAATGTTGCTTGACGTGGCTACCATATCGGCTAACAATGACAGAGACACCGGACGCATTATTGCTGACGTGTATAAGACCGTGGGTAAGACCGGTATCGTGACGGTGGAGAGAAGCCAAACTGCTGAGACATATTCTGAGACTACGATGGGACTGAAGTTTGACCGTGGGTATTTGTCTCCGCTATTTATCAATGACCAAAAGAAAGATGAGTGTGTCTTTGAAGACACGATGGTGCTTGTTGCTGATATGGAGATATCAAGTGTGCTTCAGATTGAGAACATCTTGAAACCAATCATCACCGAAGGGAAGAAGCTTTTGATTATTGCTCCGTGCAATATGAACGTGGTGAATACTCTTGCGGCTAACGTGATGAAGGGTAACTTGAAGATTTGCGTAGTGCCACCACCGAACTTCGGATACAAGCAGCACGAGTTGATGCACGACATTGCTATCAGCGTGGGTGCTACTTACTTCAGCGAGAAGACCGGTGATGACTTGAGCATCATCAACTACGGTGACCTTGGTCACGCCAAGAAAGTGATAGTTTCACAAGACAAGACCATCATCATCAAGAGTGAGTTCAAAGGTAAGCCTGAGGTGATTGCCGAGAGAGTTGAGCAGCTATGGTCGGCACACGCTATGGCGACCAAGAAGAATGACAAAGAGTTTATTCTTGAGCGCATCGCGTCATTGACCGGTGGTATTGGTGTTATCTATGTAGGTGGGAACACTGACCTTGAGCAGAAAGAGTTGTACGATAGAGTTGACGATGCGGTGTGCGCGGTACGCTCAGCACTTGAGGAGGGTATCCTTCCGGGGGCGGGTAAAGCATTAGCCGAGGAGTCTTACAAGTTGGAGCGTGAGGAGGGTAATGAGTCTCGCAACATTGCGGTGAAAATTTTAAGCACGGCTCTTGAGGCTCCGATGATTCAGATAATTGAGAACGCGGGCGGATGTGTTGGTGACTTGTACAATGGCCGTGAGGCAGCAGGCGAGGGTTGGAACTTAAAGACCAATGAGAAGGGTGACCTAATCAAGTTGGGTGTCATTGACCCGCTCAAGGTTACACGCTGCGCTCTTGAGAATGCGGTGAGTGTTGCCACAACAATCCTAAGTACTAACGCGATTGTCACAATGGCTCGCTCTTACGATACTGCTGATGGACCCCAAGGATAAGTTGATTAAGTGGTTGGCTGCACTCTTACTAATCTTCATCATCATTGCAATGTGGCAACGCACTGCATATGAGAGTGAGATTGGTTCAATGAAGATGCGTATCAGTTCAGACTCTGTAAAAATTAATAAGTACCAAAATGGAAATGATTGACATAATAGTTGCTTTGTATCCGGACGAAACATTCTTGAAAGCTGACGGACTTGATGAGGCTATCATTGGAGTGGACGAGCAGTCGATGCGACTAATCTATTCAGTGTCTCAGTGCATTGAGATACTATCTCGTGATATGGACCCTGATGAAGCATTTGAGCATTTTGAGTACAATACCAAGGGGGCATACGTTGGCGAGAAGACTCCGATTTGGTGTGATGATAATTTTCTAACTTTGTAAAAAAAATTATGGCACAACAGTACACCAAAAACCCAACCTATGTGTTGGCTGCTCAATACGAAGGAAGCTTTAACTCAGCTTACGATATTGCCTACAAACAATTCCCAACCTTTCAAGGAGGGGTTAAGTTTATATCAAACCAACCATTTGTTTTTTTCTTAAAGACGCAACAGGGAGCTGAGGTGGTTATTGAGTCGGGTAACTTTGTTATTCAAGGGAGCAATGGTGAGTTCTTTACACTAACAGAAGACGAGTTTAACGCACAATATAAATTTGCCGGTGATATGGCATTTGAACAAATAAAAAAAGTATGACACCAATAGGAAAATACATCGTTGTAATACCCGTAGACGAGGAAGTGAAGACACAGTCAGGATTGATTTTGTCCGGGGAAGATGTGAACCAATTCAGATACAAGCGTGGTGTAGTGGTTGAGCCGGGAACCGAAGTAAAAAATATCTCAAAGGGAGATAAGTTGTACTTCGATAAGGCTCATAGCTTCACGATGATTATCAAAGACACACAGTACACGATTATTCGGGAAGGTGATGTCGTTGTTGTCGAATAAAAGAGTTCATCTCTTTGACCATATTGCGATAAACCTTGTCTGAATAGGGTACGTTTTTGTGAAACATAGAATTTTGAGACAGACTAACGGGGATTTCTTCCCCGTTTAGTTTTTTATATACGGAGGTAATCATTCGAATAGACTTGTATGAGAGTTGGTATAGTCCTTTGTACTTGCCTGCACGCTTTCTGAAGATTTCAATCCACCCATCCTTGAGTAATTTGTCAAATCTCTTCACGTCCCACGGTAGCAGTTCGTTGAACTCAGCAAATTTGTCCTTGCTGAAGTATGATTCGGAGTAGAGGAACAGGAGAGTATCGAGTTCCGCTTGGTTTAGATTGTACTTAACCTTGACAAAATACCGGATGACCCTCCAATATTTTAGGTAATCATTTGCACGAGATTTCATTTGAATAAATTTGATTATATTTGTCCAAAGTTAAACATAAAAACCAATGGAAAACGAAGATTTAAAACCTCGCCAATACAAAAGAATTGGCAGAATAGCTGAAAACAATCCTCAGCGCGCAGAGCGTGTTGCTGAGAGAATGACCACAAAAGCTGAGCGTGCAACCAAAGGAAAAGAGATTGCTGACAAGTACTCTTCTTCAAAACAAAGACCTCAAGCTCCGCTTGAAAGACTGAAGTCAGACAAGATGCCTAATTCTCAATATGAAAACCTGAAGAACGAGTTAAAAACAACAAGTTACGATTCAATCAACTTCAAGAACAAAGACATTGACAAATTCAAAGGAAGATTTGGTCAAGACGGAGTAAGAGATATGGGTAAGACATTGAGTCTTGATGAAATAGAAGCAATCAGAAAACCAAAACCATAAAGCAATGGCCATAGACTATAACTCAATCAACTTCAAGAACAAAGACGTTGATAAATTCGCTAACAACGACCCTATCGTTAGAAAAAATCTTCTTGGGCGTGACGTTAAAATTACTGTTGACGGTAACACCAAAACTCGTGAGGTTACCGGAGATAGAATGGCTCGCACCAAAGTGACTAAAGACCTTAGCACAGGTGGTAAGAAAATTACTACAAGCACGATGAAAGTTTCTCCACGTGAGCAAATCGTTGATGTTACAAACAAGACTAAGTATACAGGAGCTGCAGGAAGAAAGCGTGTGCTTGATGTTAACCCTGCTACAGATAGAAAGAAAACTACCTCTAAAGCATTTGGTGTTAACGCTGCAAAAGCTAAGGAGACAAAGAACACATTGTCTGTAAGAGAGTCAGCTAAGAAAATGTACAAAGGAACTAACGAACCTCGTAACTATTATAACGACTAAGATGGACTACAACGCTATCAACTTTAAGAATAAGGACGTTGACAAGTTCTCAACGAGATTTGGTAATGGTGACCCTAAGAAAAAAGGTGACACTCCTGACCGTACTAATATGTCAACACCAAATCTTCCTACATTTGAAACGGCAAAACCTAAGTCAACTGAGAAAGATTGGAGAGAGCGTTCTGTATTAGGAGCGGTATTGCACGGTACTCCTATTCCACATAAAGACAAGGGTGGTAAAAAACCTAAAACTACGGAAAGTGGAAAAGGCGGACGTGCAACGTGCGTAGACGACTCTTGCAAAAAACCTGCTGCTTGGACAAATTAAAACCCTAAAACAATGGCTAAGATTAATGTTCAAGATAGGCTAAATGCTATTGGAGCTAAGAATACGCAGATTGAAAAAGTCAAGCAGCTTCAAGATGAAAACTATAAGTTGAAGCAACAGATGGGTAGAAGCAAGAAAGGTTCTCGTCAAAACTTAGCTTCAAGAATACCCGGTCTTCAAACTTTAAAAAACACTTTGGGAAAGCAATTCACCAAAGATGCTATTGACATATCTGACTTAATGTAAATCAAAACCCCTATATAAAATGAAAAACACAGGAATGAACACCAAAGGTAAAAAGGCAACGCCAACTCTACCGGCTTCTTCACGTATGCAAATGCCAAGCGGCAGCGGCAACAGTAAGACTCCAATGAAGAGTATGGTTAAAGGTAAAACCAAAACAAAAATGTGTTAAGATGGCTAAGAAAAATGCACCTATCGAAGAACCGTTTGAAGAGCTAACAGTTGAAGCAACTGAGCCAACGGTTGAAGCAGTTAACCCACTTGCTAACGGATACCCAAGTAGAGATTTCTTTTCTCCACTTCCGGGTGTATCTGAAGGTAAAGCACCTGTCGAAGTTCCTGCACAAAATGGCGGACAAGAAGAAGCTTAAATGTAATAGTCCTGTCGCTTCTGACCGACCCGGAAAGAAGATGATGGTTAAAGCCTGCTCCAATGGGGAAGAAAAGCTTCTCCACTTTGGGGCTAAAGGCTATGGCAATAATTATTCCGCTGCAGCTCGCAAGAGTTTTAAGGCGAGACATAGTTGCGATACGGCTAATGATAAGTTAACCCCGCGCTATTGGGCCTGTAAGTATTTATGGAAGGGGCCGGGTGGTCCTACCACATCTAATCCATCAAATCGTAAAGGCAAATACTGATGAAACAAGTAATTAAGAAAGCGGCTAAGTACGAGTCTAAAAAATCTTTAGATGGGCCTATGAAGTTTCTCAAGGGAAATGTTAGCTCGGTATCTAAAAAGAAAAAGAAATGAAAGATGCTTGCTACAAAAAAGTAAAAGCTCAGTATGATGTTTTTCCATCAGCAAGAGCTTCGCAAGCTATTGCCAAATGTCGCAAGGCATCGGGCGTTGTGAAAAAATCTGAAGAGGGTACATCTCTCAAACGTTGGGAAAAAGAAAAATGGGTAGATACCCGCACAGGCAAAGCTTGTGGTGCAGGTGGAAAGAACGAGTATTGTCGCCCGTCAACCCGTGTGTCTTCAAAGACACCAAAGACAAAGTCTGAAATATCTCCATCCAAATTAATAGCCAAGAAGGCTGAGAAGTCACGAGTTGGGATGGGAAAAAGAGTTTCAAAAATCTAATAGTAAATTTTTATATCTTTGCCTTATGAGTAAGTTCACACAACTAAGCACTAAGATTCAGAAAAAAGAAGGTGTTAGCAAAAAAAGTGCTGATGCAATTACTGCGTCTATAGGCCGTAAGAAGTATGGCAACGATAAATTCCAACAAATGGCAATAGCCGGTAAAAAGAAAAAGAAATGAAAGCATCAATGACTAAAGCGCAGATGGATTCGTCTATCAAAAAAAACTCAGGAACTAAAAGAGCTTTGCTTAGTATTCCCGGTACTATATTGGGTCAATCAAAAGGAAAGCTTAATGATGATTGCATTGGCAAACGTACTGTAGGAAAGAAGTTAACTTCTCATATTTCAAAGAAGTGAAGATAACCTATCATAGCAGAGGACTTGGAGATACCATTGCAAAGATTACTGAGGCAACGGGTATCAAAAAAGTTGTTGATACTATTGCTGAAGCAACAGGTACTGACTGCGGGTGTTCTGCTCGACAAGAAAAACTAAACGATATATTTCCTTACGAAACTAAAAAATAAAGACTATGTCAGTATTTAAATCACAATTTACAAGAGCGTTAAGAGCGCATCCTTCAGACTTTGCAGATGTTGCCTATCCTAATGTGACTACCTCGGGAGCAAACACTTCCGGAGGAGCGTTTAAATTGATTAATTCTGCAGCAACATTTGTTACTAATGGCGTTCGTATTGGTGATATTGTTCACAACGACACCTTAGGAACCGCAGCTACTGTAACCTTTGTGGATAGTCAGACTACGCTTACAATGAATGCAGATATTTTTGTTGCACCATCTCAAACTTATAAAGTTTACGCGTCTTCTTCTTTTTCGGGATATCCTAATACAGGTTGTTTCTTATATGTTGGTGGAGCAGGTAATGTTTCGGTGGTAACTATTGGAGGTGATATTATTACTTTTATAGGCGTAGCCGCAGGAACAACCCTGCCAATACAAGTAATGAGACTTAGAGCTACAAGCACAACTGCTACACAAATTAATGCAATGTGGTAAAATGAAAACGCCTCAAGAAATACAAGATACTATAGCGGCAGCAGGAGCTTCGACTTCTGTTGTTACCGCGATAGCAGCTAAAGCTACAGAGTTTCAACCAATCATATCAGCAATGTCCGGATTGATAGCTATCATTACCGGACTTTTTGCTATACTCTACTACGTAAAAAAATTAAATAAAATAAATGGCCAAGATTCAAAGCAGTCCGACTAAACTTGTTAAGCCTAAGGTTGCAAGACCGGGCGTTCATTCTAAAACTCAGACGAGTGTATCTAAGCAGAGCAAGAACTACAAGAAACAATATAGAGGTCAAGGACGATGAACTTATCACAACATTTTACTTTAGAGGAAATGACATTTAGCCCTACGGCTATTAAGAAGGGAATTGATAATACCCCCAATGCTCAGTCTATTAGAAACCTTACCGCTTTGTGCGAAAAAATCCTTGAGCCATTACGCGCTCATATTGGTGGTCCGATTAAGATTAGCTCGGGATATCGTTGTGAGGTGCTAAATAGCCTCATAGGCGGAGCCAAATCAAGTCAGCATAAGTTTGGTCAGGCAGTTGACATTGACCTCAAGGATAAGTGCGCTGAGGCGTTCCATTGGATTAGAGAGAACCTTGACTACGACCAAATCATTTGGGAGTTTGGAAATGATACACAACCGGATTGGATACACGTATCTTTTTCCACTAAGGGTAACCGCAAGAATGCACTAAAAGCAATCAAATCAAATGGAAGAACAAAATACATTCCTTTCCAAGTTTAAGAGAAAGGATAGAAAAAAATTCAAGGACACCAAGGTGGGTGTCTTCCTTAAAGACAAAGCACCCGATATACTTGAAACTGTTGGTGATTTGCTCCCGGATGCCGGGGTATTAGGCGTAGCTAAGAACCTTATCAAAATGTCAGATAAACTTTCTCCTGAAGAGAAAGAACTTTTAACGGCAGACCTTGCTCAGATGTATGAGATGGAGGTTAAAGATAGAGACTCTGCACGTAACCGTGAGGTAGAGATATCTAAAGTAGGTAGACACGATTTTTTATTTACTCTAACAGGGCTAATTGGATTAGCAGTATTCTGTTTTATTGTATACGCTATTGCCTTCCTTCAAATCCCGGATGCCAACAAGGAAATATGGATTCACCTCATCGGAATATCTGAAGGTGTAGTGCTTTCAATCTTCGGCTACTACTTCGGAAGTGCTATGAAGAAGAATGTAAATTGAAATTGACTATCTTTGTAGAAATAATTAAATCAAAATCAAATGGAAGCTACAGTTGTTACCAACGAAGAATTGAAAAAGATTCAAGAAATGACCTCTAAATTTAATCAATCTAAGGTTGCTCTTGGAGAAATGGAATTAGAGAAGCAAGGTTTACTTAGACACATTGAAATGATGCGAATGGATTTTGCTCAAAACGAAAAGTCTCTTATTGCAAAGTATGGAGAAACCGCAATCATCAATGTTCAAACAGGACAGATAACACATAAAGAAAAATAATATGACACCGGGAAAATTTATTGGAACACTCTTCCATTCAAGAGACACAATGCATATTGCTCATCTGCAAACTACATCGTTTGCTGAGCATAAGGCGTTGAACCATTACTATGATGGCATCCTTGATTTGACTGACAAGTTCAGTGAAGTTTATTTTGGACGAAATAAGCGTGTTGAAATTATTATTCCGGAGTCTAAGAATATGGAGTCAATAGCCCATCTTAAAGAGATGCAAAGCATTCTTGATAGCGAGCGCAACAACTATTCTTCTGAACTTCAGAACATAGTAGATGAGATGCTTAGCTTAGTGAATCAAACTCTTTACCTTTTAACTTTATCATAATGGCTAAGATTAGTACCTACCCCTCAGCAAGTCCTGTAACTGTTTCTGATAGACTTCTTGGTACAGATGCAAGTGATAATAACGCTACAAAAAATTTTATTGTAGGTGATTTGTTAGGACTTTCTATAGCATACCTTCAAGCTTTTAGTTTAGTTACTCAACAACAAACTACTATTAATACTGCAAGACTTGTAGAATTTGAAACAGGTTCTTTTTCAGATATTATAAATTTAACCTCTAATCTAATTACGTTTAACGATACCGGGAAATATATGATTTCTATTTCGGTAAAAGCAGAGCACTTAGGTGGTGGAGGTGATGCACAATTATCTTTTTGGTTGAAGTATGCAGGTTCTGCAAACGTGCCAAACTCAAGACAAATTTTTAATCTTACTAATCTTGACGTTAAAGAGTTTACATATAATTTTATGGTTAGTGTAGGAAATCCTGCTGATACTTATGCTCTTTATTGGAGTACAACTAATTTAGTTGGAAGGCTTACATCTACTTTTGCTACAGGAATTTGGCCTACTGCTCCATCTGCTATTTTAAATGTTTTCAAAATAGCTTAATGGACATTCGTAAGATATCGGTAGGTCCTGATTACAAAGGTGGCGCTATGCATTATCTTGTTGGTCAGAAAATATTAGGTGAGTCAAATGAAATTCACCGTATCCGATATAATAACGAGCGTCAGTCAATTCAGATTTTTATCATCAATAAAAAAGAAGAGGTGGTTCTGTGGAAAGAGTTCACCCAATCAATTCCAATCTCAATCGAATTTAATATTGATTTCTAATGAAATCCCCATTCTACTTTATAACTAAATCAAAAACAGGCAAACGATATAACAACACAAAAAACATAGGAGGAATAGACTTTATTGTCAATGTATCTGAAGAAGAACATAAATTTTCCAATCGTGAAGCAGTTGTTATTGAAACACCTTTAGGTTACACCGGTCCCATTGAGGCGGGTGATATTCTCCTTGTACATCACAATGTCTTTAAATTCTACAACGATATGAAAGGTAGAAGGAAAAGCGGTAAGAGTTTTTTCAAAGACAATATTTTTCTTATTGAAGAAGACCAATTCTTTTTATATAAAAAGAAAGACGAGTGGTTTGCGTACAGTAGATATTGTTTTGTTAAACCCATAGCAGCCATTGACTCGTATATCAAAAAACCTTTTGCTGAAGAACCATTAAGAGGTATTATGAAATACCCCAATGAGTATCTTTTATCTCAAGGAGTAAAGCCCGGAGACGAGATTGTATTTGCCCCGGAAACCGACTACGAGTTTAATGTGGACGGAGAAAAACTTTTTCGTATATATGACCATCAGATAACAATGAAGCTATGAACCTACTTTCTTTTGACAATATAATTGATGACCCAAAAACATACGTGCAGGATATCTTGCATTATGGATTTCACGACTTTGCTGATGGATGGAAAGTATTTAAAAACGTGCAGGCTCGAAGTAATGATGAGTTTGAAAAAAAAGTATTAGAGTTGTTTCCTAATCACGAGGCTAAATGGAATTTTGTAAGGCAGTCTCCACTTAATCAAGAGGAGCCAAACTTTATTCATAAGGACGATATGATGGGAGACATCACGGTTATTTTGTACCTTAGTGAAAATCATCCGGACAATGATGGAACAACATTATATGATGAGAACAACAAGCCATTGTGCACAGTCTATTCAAAGTTCAATCGAATGGTTGCATTTGATTCAGACTGCCCACATTCAAGGAACATTTTTGAGAACTTTGGCGAAGGTGATAATGCTCGTCTTATACAGGTTATTTTCTTAGAACAAAAGTTATGAGTAAAGAGCTAAAAGAAAAGATTATTGCTGCCGGATACAAAGCCGTTGAGCATCTTATTGAAGTAGCTGAGGAAAAGATTGTGCAAAAGCACTCGGGAATGGAAGGAGATGTGCCGGAGTTAGCTGCGGATAGATTAAAGAATGCAGCGGCTACAAAACGAATTGCCATCTTTGATGCGTTTGAAATTCTTAATAGGATTGAAACAGAAAGAGAAGCTCTTGAATCTATTGATAAAGGGCCAAGCAAGGTAGATACAAAACAAGGATTTGCAGAAAGACGTTCAAGATAACTTATATCGCGTACTCGAGAAGTTTGTTCCCGGAGTTGCCATTGCTAAAAAAAATACGGCAAAGTCTTGGGCCTATGGATACAATGCCGAGTATGATTTTGTTGTAATATCTAAATCAGGGCAGATTGGAGATATTGTTCGAATAGCCGATTTGAATATAGCTCTTCCTCCAACGCCTAAGACGTGTCTTCAAAGACACGTGAAAAAAGAAGAACAGTATTGGGAAAGACAAGAACTTCCTACACCTCTTTCAAAAATTCAAACTATCTTTCAATGGAATGATATGCCAACTGAATTTAAAAGCAGATGGGTAGACTACATAGAGAGTCAGTTTGATTATCGTGAGGAAGGCTTTTGGTTTATGAATAACGGAAAGCCCACGTACATCACCGGAGCCCATTGGATGTATCTTCAGTGGTCAAGTATTGATATCGGATATCCGGATTTTCGTGAAGCCAATAGAATTTTTTGGATATTTTGGGAAGCCTGTAAAGCTGACGGCAGATGTTTTGGTATGGATTACCTGAAGATACGTCGCTCAGGATTTTCA